AAGTCCATGTTTAAAGCATCCCCGGCCAGCGTGTAGTTGTCCTTGCCGGTGAGCTGAATCAGCCCGCGCCCGTGGTACAGCCAACCTTCGCCAGTTTCTTCCGGGCCGTTGCCCATACGCCCTGCGTATACTTTATTAGCAATCTTCTCGGGGTTACGGTGGTAGGGCTTGGCGGACTCCAGCGTTGGGAAGCGGCTCGGCCATGTCTTCATCAGGCCCTCGGCGCTGTAGTTCATGTTCTCCTCCAGCTTGGTGAAGTTCATGGACTCATGGGCACACTGCCCGATAAACGCAGCTTGGCGCTCGGGGGTGTTGATCTCGTAGCGATGAAAGACCTCTTCCAGAGGTTCGACCCAGTCAACGCTGATCTTGAGTTTGGAGAGGGTGTTGGCGAGGCTCATCATTTGATTGCAGGTGATTTAGAAAGAAGGTCAGTTTTAGCCTGAGAGCCAGCACTAGAACCAAAGTAATAGGCAATGATGCCCGTCCATGCAGTGCCGAGGCTACCCAGCATCATGAGAATGGCGGGATTGTTGGAGTCCACCTTGCCCAGCAGCATCATCACAAGGATGCCGAAGAACCCGACGGTGACAATCGCAGCCAGCGCCGGGGGGACGATAGAGCGGGTGGTGGCCTGCATCTCACGGGCGCTCTTACGGTCGTCCACTTCCAACTTGGCGAAGTTCAGGCCCAGCTCCTGCGCCTGTTTCTGGAGTTCGATCTCCGCAATCTTGACCTGCGCGATTTGGTCGGCAGTCAATTTATTGTCTTTGATCAGGTCGCTGACTTTGTCCTCGTCCACCCCGATGGCTTTAGAGATAGCGGAGACAGCCATACCGGCCAGCGGACCGCCCATCGCAGTCGCGATAGTGGGTGCAATTTGTTTAAGCCATTCCATTACTTCTTACTCCTAGCTAACATAGTTGCTGCAATTTGCAGAAGGACGCGGTACTGCTCTACGTCCGGCGGTTCTTCTTTCCAGCCCACCGTGATCTGCCCGATGAACTTTCCCTGCTCGGGCGGCACACTGATACGGCACCCGTAGGTCATGCCCTTCTCCATATACCATAACCCAATCTCGGACTGGGCGGTCTTGTAGTGGCCGCAGGGAATCTCGCTGGCCATGAGCGCCACAACGTCCCTGTTGTTTGCAACGTTTGCGGTGAAGAGGCCCACATCCAGCCCCTCATGGGTTTTGTCCCTGCCGTCCTTGGTATAGGCCCGATGTAGGACGCGGGTGCCAAACATTGGGTTTACCTTGAAGATAGCGACGACCACTGCCTCGGTATTTTTGAATAAGTGCGCCGCCGCATCCTCCACCCGGTCCTCGGCGATGCTGGGCAGTTTTTGCTGTTCCTTGTAGGCCCCGATCAGGAAGGCTTGGTTCTGCCAGACAAAGTACCCCACAAACGCAAACACCGCCATCAACAGAATGGCAAACAACTTGAACGGCGAGTCAACGTACCCAAGAACCTTCTCGATCAGGCTGTTGGGATTGACCTTCTCCTCGCTCACGACGTCGCCTGTTTAACGATAAAGATGATGATGGTGCCAATAATGACAACACAAATCGCTCCACCGATGATTTGCGCCATCAATAGGCGCTCGGCTACAACCTTCTTGCGCTCAGCCGCAGCAACCCTCTCGGCCTTTTCCCGGGCCTGTTTGATTTTCATCCGCTCCCTGAGCATCATCTCCCAGAGTTCGGGGTAGCCGCCATAGACCAGCATATGTTTGAGTTGCTCCTCAGATTCACGCAGTTGGTTGGCCTGCATGACGATCTCCATCGCCCTGCCAGTATCAGACTTGCCGGACTTGCCTGCGTCGTTGGCGGCCTTTTGAACGGCATCTCGGGCGTCAAAGAAACGGCTGAACTCCCCGACAAGGCCGTTAACGTCCTTGCCTAATTTAATGGCCTTTTGGATGCCAGCCACCGCAGCTTGAGCGGCAGCAAATGCGGTAAACGGATCGATCATAGTTAGCCAAACTCAGGGTACCCCATAGGCTTTTTGGCCCAAGGATTAACTGCAACTGACATACGGGTTCCCGTATATTCCTCTACCCCATGCAAGATGCCGGGGGAAAAAACAACCATTCTGTTGGTAATTGGTTTGACGGCGATGGACTCTGTCCTGAACTCCCCGCCAGTCACATTTACATCAGCGTAGTAGACGATGCTGCAAAGCGGGTGAGCCACCTCACCGGTGGTGTTTTGCAAGGCTTCGTCTTTATCGATATGCCAGTCCGGGCGAGTGCCGTAGTGCGCCCAGTACTCACACCCAACCATGGAGGTTAGGTCAAAGAACTTGGAGGCCGCCTTTACCAGCAGCGCCATGGGCGATTGGTCTTCTTGGAACCCGGCTAGGGTGCTGGGCTGCCACTTCATGGCTCGGGCCTGATCGCTGGACGAAAAGAATCCCACCACCGCAGCGCGGTGAGCATCGTCCAACACATTATCCACCACGATCAGCATTTGTTGTAGATCAGAGCTAGAGTTAAACGATAGAACGGCGCGATATGCGACTGCGGACGGATGGTGTGCGGGATCTTGGCGTCAAACGCAATCAGGCGGTTGGGCGTGTAAGAGCTGGCGAACATCACTTCTTTGATTGGCTCGTCGTAGAACAGCGTCTCACCGTGCCAGCCGTCGCGCCACTCCAGATTGACGTAGTACAGCAGCACCTTGTCTTCTGGGTGGGCGTGGACGAAGTTGGCGTCCGACGGGGTGGACAGATTCATGACGCACTTGGTCAGGTTGAACCCCTCCATCTCTTGGCCGACAGGCGTTGCCTTGAGCTTGGGGACTAACTGGATTCGCTCGATGTCTTCCGGGGAATACAGGGCGTGTAAGAACTGGTGCTTGCTGTTCTCCACGATATTGCCGTCGGCCCAGCCGATCCGGTACATGGACTTCTGCGCAAAGGCGTACAGGTTGCTCCTGTATTCCAAATCAAACACGTTGTCGTAGACCCGCAGCTTGCGCCCGTTGTCTACCGTCACCTCGCGGATCACGCTGTTTGAAAGCACTCAAGCACCTCGCTGTATTTGGTCTTCGTGAAAGAGAACGTGAGCATACGGCGAGATTTACCGGGAACCAAGTCCACCGAATGGGGTACAGAGGTATCCATCAACCACACATCGTTTGTTGCAGCGCAAAACTCTTCCGCGTACTCGGAGGTGCGGCTTTCCTTGTCCCAGCGATAGAACTTGGTCACCTCGCCGTGGGTGTCGAGGTAGACATTGATGCCGCAGGTCTTGTTTAAATCCACATGCGCAGGCAGCACGGGGTCAACTGCGTCTATGGCTGGCAGCTCAAGTAAAAATAATTGTGGTCTTTCCAGCTCCAGTAGCGCCGCAGGAAGCTGCGACACAAATTCTTCCGCGTTTAAAACGCTCAATGTCTCGGTATATGGGATGGAAGTCCCGTCGAGATTGCGTGCGTACTTTTGCACGCGGTAGTACTTTTGATGCGGCGCAAGCAGCTCTTCCCGAAACTGGGACAGATCAATGTTGATCGGCAGCGCCGTGGCGTGGTTCATTTAAACAACAGCCCGTAAACATCCGTGACTGCCGTGAACGTGTTGCCGCTGGTCCGCACTGCAAGTTGATAGGGACTTGCATACTGCTGTGCGTTAACCAGCAAATCTCCCCTGCAAAGGAAGAGATTGGTGCCTGCGTCCATGACCATGGACTGACCTTGCTTCAACTCAAAGACGCTGATGGGCGGCACGTAGCCTTGGTTGACCTCGGGGTCGTAGCACCAGCACACCGTCGGCTGGTTGGCGGTACACAGCATCAACCTGTTCTCGTGATCGCCGTAAGAGAACCAGCCGGTGTTGCACTGTAGCTGCACCTCTCCGGTGGCTTTATCCCGGCACGTAAAGTCGCCCTCACTGAAGTACAGGACAGTTTTACTGGCCGCGCTGGTCCGGACCTCGACCACATCCCCTTGGTTGTAGTAGTTGGCGTAGAGAACGCGACCAAACGCAGCGAAGGGTTTGCGGGTCATATTTAAACCGTCTGGAAGGGCGTGGTCGGGTTGTTGGTCAGATCAGCCACGGGGAACTCATGGGTCTGCCCCACCATGCTTTTGAACTGGTTAACCTGCTGCGGGTTGGCAGTAAGTTTTTCCTTGGCTTCTTGCAGCTTGGCGTGGTGCATACCGGCCATGGCGATGCGCTTCTTGATCTCTTCAGTATCGGTGACATCGGGCCACATGGTCATCGGCTGAAAGGCATACGCGGTGTACGCTGCCGGATCGGTGCTGGCCGTCGTGTCGGAGGCAAAGGAAACCAGCAGCGAGTTGCTGGCCTCGTCGTACCCTTGGATTTTGAATTTGATGCTGTTCATTGTTGCTCCGATTAAGCTGCTGGACCTTGCCGCGTGCCGGTCGCGGTCCACGTAACAAAACTATTACCAACGATGTAGAAGCCGGCTGCACCGCCTGCACCGCCCGGACGGGGGTTGGCACCGCCAGTTGCCGCACCGTTTGCACCGTTGGCTCCACGACCACCACCAGCACCGCCACCGATGCCTTGGAAGTCGCCGGGGTTGCCTGCGCCACCCGCACTGTCTGTTCCGTTGTTGCCGGGGAAAGCGCCGCCACCACCGCTTCCGGGGTTAAAGCCTGCACCGCCACCACCGCCGCCACCCCAACCGGAACCACCTTTGCTTGGCGTCCAGCCAGAACCACCCCCGCCACCACCGCCACCACCGGCAATCACGTTGTTGTTCTGGATGGTCGTGGCCCGGTTGATGTACAGAGCGTTACCAGCATTGGTGCCGGGGTTGCCCCCGCTTTGAGCGGCAAACTGAGAATCACCGCCGTTACCGCCCATGCCCTCGATGACGCCGTTGTTGATGATGGTGACGGTATCCCCAGCGTTAAACGAGTTGGTCACCAGCATGGCGTATGTGCCGGTCGAAGTGCTGCCGACAAACACCCCACCGTTCACCGTGACTTGAATGTCAGAGATGCCGGCGATGTACGTGCCACCCCGGTTGGCGTACACATCGTAGTTGTACGTAGAGGAGGAGATGGTCAGCGGGATGAAGACGCGCTTGACCGTGCCGTAGAAGTTGCTGATCGAGATGGCCCCGGAGGTGGGAACCGTCGTGTTGTTGGAGGTTACAAACGCACCCCCACGGTAATACTCAGACATGCTGATGGGGTTAGACCCCCCGAACTCAGTCTGTATCTGGGTAAGCGCCAAGGGGCCAGAAGAAGGCAGAGCCATAACCGCTCCTTAAGGCGTACCAAATGCAGTCACATCGTTGGCAGACACGATTGCGCCGTTGGTGTTAATAGACGCAACCGTCACGCCGCCGTATTTAAACTGTAGCTTGCCGCCGGACTCCGTGATCGTCCAATTGGTCGTCGTCAGAGTACCGGAGCCAATCGCCACGTTGTCTGTGCTCAGAGTGTTGGTGTTGGCGTTGTAGGCCAGCCCGCTGTCGATGAACGGTGATTGGTTGCCCGTAGCCTGCGCACCCACCAGCACCAAGGAGGTCGTGGTGTCAGAGCTGGTCGTTGCGCTGATGTTGATGTTGGTGGCGTTGGTTGCCGTAGTAGCAGTGGTAGCGGTATCTGCGTTACCCGTGACGTTGCCCACCAACGTGCCAATAATGTGGGTATTTTGGAACGCAAAGTTGGTTCCCTCAGACCAAACCGTCATGGTCTTACCGGCAGGGATAGCCACCCCAGCACCCGCAGCGGTCGTGTTACCAATCACCGTGGAGTTGTAGATCGTGGCCGTGTACGCGCTGGCGTTATAGATGACGTAGGTCTTCTCTGCCGGGGGCGCATAGACCGCGAAGTTAGCCCCGGTGGTCGTCGTCAGGGCGATGGTCTGCTGACGCGCTTGGTCAGCCGCGCCGTTCAGGGCCGTGAGCGCTTGGTTGGCCGTAGTCACGGAGACGGACACATACCCGGCAATGGCCGACTCAACTAGCGTGCCCAGATTGGTGTTGGTCGTGTTACCCCACGTACCGGCTTGATCGCCCGTCGTGATCAGTTCGATCCGCAGGCTGGGGGAATAGGTGCTCATTACGAGGCTCCTTATTGGGAATTATCGATAAGTTGCCAGTTAACGCTCTGGGTGTCGGTGATGTTGGTCCAGTTAGCGTTCTGGGTGGTGATGATTTTGACCCAGCCACCAACTCCAAAACGATCCGCCAGAGCAGTATTTTCGCTGATTGCCACGTTAAACGCTGCGATCACCGCCGGGATATCGTTGCTGTTCAAGTTCTCAGCCAAAGAGAACAAGAAGCTGGAGACCACGGTTTGAGCATCCGCCGCAGACAGATTCTCAGTGATCGAGTCCACATAGATCAGACCGGCTGTGCTCAGATCGGCAACGGACGCGCCCTCAGAGACGGCGGCGGCAAACTGGGCAGCAACAACTGGGATGTCATCGACAGAGAGGTTCTCTGCCACCGACAGGGCAAACTGCGCGGTTATGGTTGACGGGTCGGCCAGATTGGCGTTCTCAGCGATGGACTGCAAGAAGTTGGACTGCTGGGTGCTGAAGTCAGCCACTTCTAGAATGTCTTCCTCGCGGGACTGCAAGGCGGCAAAGAAAGGCACCGGGTCATCGGCAAGAACTGCGTCTTCCGTCACGGACTGAGCAAACTGAGCCTCGATGGTCGGGGTGTCGTTTAAATTGCTGTCTTCCGTGATGGATTGCAGGAATGTCGATGCTTGGGCGCTGGCGTCGTCCATGCCCACGTTCTCGTTCACGGCCCCGAAGAAAATGCCAGCGGTGGACTCAACGTCCCCCATCGTGACATCTTCGGTCTGGCTCTGGAGGAACGCGGACAGTTGGGTGCTGGCATCGGCAGAGTCCAAGTTCTCCGTCAAGGAGAAGACAAAGTTCGTCCCTGCCAGTGAGGCAAACGGTGACTGAGCGAAGCTTGAGATACCAAACATGGCTTACAGCGTCTGCGCCTCGTCAATGATTGGCGAAATAAATTCATCGCGTTCAGCATCGTAAATGTCCCCTATGCCCGCATAGCGGCCCCGGAACGATGCGTTGTACGAGGTCTGCTTCCAGTTGGAGCCGGGGAACAGCGACCTCATGAACTCCACGCCCACAGGTTCGCTTTCGGGGAAAGGCAGACCCCCCAGCGCGTCGTTGCTGACAACGAGCACTTCAAGGACCACGTTGTTTTCATCAAGTTTTGCAAAGTGCGCCATGATCTTTAGAACGTGATTGAGCCAGAGCCGGTCCAACGGTAAATCTTAAATCCGCCAGTAGTTGTGAAAGAAGGAGACCCGGTGGTCGAGGTTGCGTCTGCAAATGTGTCTGCGTAACGAATAATTACAACTCCAGAGCCGCCGTTTCCGCCAACGCGATTAACGCTGGCTCCACCACCCCCACCGCCCGTGTTTGCAGTACCCGGGCCACCATTTGCACCACCTGAGCCACCAACCCCACCGCCACCAGTGCCGCCGTTGCTTCCGTTTGCACCGCCACCGCCAGCATAGGCAACAGAAGAACCTGAAATAGACGATGAAGAACCGTTTCCGCCTACGCCGCTGGTTGAACTTTGCGAATGACCAGCGCCACCAAAGTAGCCAGCTTGACCAGAAGTTCCGCCTGCGGTGCGACCTTCCGCTGGAGAGTAGCCGCCTTGGTTACCAGCGCCGCCAGCCCAGCCGGGGTCGCCATCGCCGTTTTGAGAGCCACCGCCAGAACCACCGGGACCACCACTGTAGTTGACACTCGTCTGACCCCATGCGCCAAAACCGCCACCAGTAGAGCTAATTGAGCCAAAAACCGAGTTAGAGCCTTTATTGCCGTTGCCATTGCCGAGGTCGCCAGCAGTACCGCCGGCGCCACCAGCGCCAACAGTAACGGTAATTGGAGAGCCTGCTGTGACAGCTAGACCAGAAGCGGTTCTATAACCTCCAGCACCACCCCCACCACCGGGGCGTCCGCCTTGGCCACCACCGCCACCGCCACCCCCGCCAGCGACAACAAGGTATTCAACGGCAGTTGGGGGCAACAGTGATCCACCAGACCCTGCCAACGCGTTGTGGATAGCAGCCATTACGTCAGGCCCCCGCCTGAGATGACGGCTTCAGTTGCGGAGATAAAAACGACCGTCACAAGACCCCGCTGGGCCAACGTGCGGTTACCCGTGTTGGCTGTACCAACCTGCCGCAACGTCAAACTACCGCCTTGAGTGATGGTGATGTTGCCTGCGCTGTTGTTGTAGATGGTCACAACGTCGTTCGCCGCAAAGATGTTGGCAGGTACCGTCACGCCAGCAGTCACGGACACCAGAGTGCCGCGATCTCCAATAACCAGCGTGCCCCCGCCAGCGGCAGTGGACTGGGTCAAAAGAGAACGCAACTGATCCACAAACGCAGTGGTAGCAATCGTGGTAGTCGCTGTTTTTGCGGCCTGTGTAACCGCCAAAATGCCCGTGGGAATTGTCCCCGTTGAAAGGTTAGATGCGTTTAGCGCTGTGATTGAGGAGCCGGAACCCGCAAGAGACGTAGCGGCCACAGACCCGGTCACCGTCACGCCCGAGCTATTAACCGCTATCACATCACCTGTGGTAGCCCCGCTGTTACCAACGCCAAGGCGAACAGTGCCGTCCGGGCTGGCCGGTTGATACCACGTAAAGTTATTGGTCGCGGTACCCGAGGTACCGATCTGGATGTTCTTGGCGATTACGGTGCTCATAGC